AATGAATGGCTGATGTAAATGCTAATATTGGCGTACATATTGATACGTCAGCGGCACTGGCAGAACTTAAAAACTTACAGCGTCAATTAGCCAACTTCCATTCTTCTGTAGCAAAAAATAGTGCGGCTTCAGCAGCAGCACAGAAAAATCTACAGACTAATCTTTTAAACTCTATCAATGCCACTGGCAAATTTTCTGCCCAGATGGGGTTGGTAAGAACTTCAACGGAATCGTTTACTCACGCACTGGAGAAAAATAAACTTTCTATGCGTGAGTATTTCCGTTATGCAGGCGGATCTACTAGAACCTTTGGAAAACTATTTAAGCAAGAGTTTGACACAATTGGCAAGGTAGCAGAAGAACGTGTAAAGACCATGCAGACTCAGTATATTAAAATGGGTCGTGATGCATCTGGTGCTATGCAGGCTATGGCTATAAGACCAACTACTTTAAACATGAACGAATATGCTACTAAGACAGCCTTAGCAGCGCAAAAGCAGGCTTTATTTAATCAATTAATGAGACAAGGGTCTACCGATCTTTTAAACTTTGGTAAGAATACTCAATGGGCTGGTCGTCAGTTAATGGTTGGATTTACTGTTCCTCTTGCATATTTTGGAACAATGGCAGCAAAAACATTTATGGACCTAGAAGCACAGGCTATTAAGTTTAGGCGTGTATACGGTGACATGTTTACTACAACAGATGAAACTACAAAGGCTCTTAGCGATATTGAAAAAATAGCAAAAGAATTTACAAAGTATGGTGTGTCTGCTGTTAAAACTATGGAACTTGCATCTCAAGCAGCAGCAATGGGTCAAAAAGGTGCAGACCTTACAGCCCAGGTTGTAGAAGCAAACAGACTAGCAGTTTTAGGTTCTGTTGAGCAAGATCAAGCACTTGCTACTACTATATCTTTAACTAGCGCATTTGGTACCGCAGCAGAAGATTTAGCAAATAAAATTGACTTCCTTAACTCAGTTGAAAACCAAACTGTTGTATCTATTGAAGACCTAACTATTGCTATTCCAAAAGCGGGACCAGTTGTAAAGCAACTTGGTGGAGACGTAGAAGATTTAGCATTCTTCCTTACAGCAATGAAGGAAGGTGGAATTAATGCATCAGAAGGCGCTAACGCTCTTAAGTCTGGTCTTGCTTCTTTAATTAACCCAACAAAGAAAGCATCAGATATGCTTGCTGGGTTTGGTATTAATATTCAACAAATTGTTGAAGGAAATCAAGGAAACATTAGACAAACTGTAATTGATTTTTCAAGAGCCCTAGATACACTAGATCCGCTTAATCGTGCTCGTGCAATTGAACAGTTATTTGGTAAGTTCCAGTTCTCACGTCTATCAACATTATTTCAAAACGTAACAAAAGATGGAACACAGGCAAGTAGGGTTTTACAACTTGCTGGATCTTCCATGGAACAACTGGCTATTTTGTCAGAACGAGAATTAAAAACTGTAGAAGATTCAGTTGGAGTTCAATTTAAGGCTACGGTAGAAGAACTTAAATTAGCAATTGCACCAATAGGAAAAACATTTTTAGAAGCAGTAACTCCAATTGTTAGAGTTGTTGGAGATATCCTTGAAAAGTTTAATAACCTTGGAGATGGAACAAAAAAGTTTATAGTAATTGCAACTACGCTAGTTGGTCTTATTGGACCTACTTTACTTATGACATTTGGTCTTCTTGCTAACGGTGTAGCAAATATTATTAAATTATTTTTAGCAATGCGTATTGGATTCCTAAAACTTGGTGGCAACTCAAAGATTCTTGCACAGCAAACAGACTATTTAAATACTGAACAAATGGAAGCAGCCACTGTTGCTGCATCTCTTAATCAAGCACATACAAGATTAACACAATCATTTACAGCAGAAGCATCTGCAGTTAGACTTCTTCGCCAAGCATATATTGATGCCACCGTAGCAGCAGCAAACTTTGCTAGGGCAAATCCAGGCATGATGATGCCAGGAAGAGGTGGTGCTACACCAAAGAAATTTGCAAAGGGAACGCCGTTTGTTCCAGGAACTGGTAATAAGGACACAGTTGCCTCATTACTTACTCCTGGTGAAGCAGTTATTCCAAGAGACATTGCACAAAACCCTCAATTCCAACCACTTATTGAAGCACTTGTATCTGGGGATATTAAAAAATACAATGATGGTGTTGCAAGTGTGGGCGATGAGCCAGGTACAGTTAAATTTAATGGCAAGACGTTTAGATCAACAACTCAAAACACAGCAAAAAATTTAATTGATTCTATAAACAGGGATATTGATTTAGCAAATCAACCTGGCGGAGTAGGAAAGTCTGAAGCAATAAGAGTTATCTCTAATAGAATGCAGTCTTTACAAGATAGAGGAAGCCCACTAACAAAAAGTGGTGTCTTTAAACATATATCTGGCGGAAAAATAACAACAACAGGTGCTCCTGCAGCAATATCTAAATTAGCAAAACAATCAAAATCAGGTTTTATGCAAGAAACAAATGCAATTAAGCAAACACTTAAGAATCAAGGAATAGTTTTAAGTCAAGCACAAGAAAGAAATTTGTTTAATGTTCAAGCATCTCATATTGAAGAGACAAGGAATGCAGGAGTAAAAGAGTGGAAGGCTAACAATCTTGTTGCAGACCTGGGATATGTCAATAATTATTTAAATACTGTAAAGGGTAAACTTGGAGCAGACCTACTTAACATGTCTGATGATCAACTTAAATCTATGGGTATTGATAGAAATGAACTTAAAAAACTTCAATCTGGAACACACCCAACAAATGCTAGAGCAGCAGAAACATTGCGAGCCGTGGCTGCATACGATGCAAAAATTAATCCAAACTCATATCAAGCAAAGGCTGTCTTGGCTGGTTTAGATTATCGCTCAAAAAGTAATTTTTATTCTAAACCAATGAAAACCTTGGCTGATACGATTGTATCAAAAAGTCAAAACGTTAAAAGCCGTATTGTTGATGGTCAAACAGGAACAGCAAAATCTTCAAAAGTAATGACATCTAGCGGAGCACCAAGTGAAAAAAGACAAGTTGCTGTTGGTAAGGGTGAAGCAATCCTTAATAAAAAAACCACTACTGCATTAAAGTCTGGAAGACCAGTATTTGTTCCTGGATTTGGAAGACTAAGAATTGCTGGGGCAGAAGATGGAATCCCAACAGGACAAAAAACTGGAAGCACCACAGTTGGAGCGGTATCGCAATCAGCACAACTATCTAGAGCACAGTTAATAGCAGCAACAGAAAAGATAAGTTTAAAGGAAGCCAAGCGTAGAATTGCTGCTGAAGGTAGATTAGCAAATGCAATGGATGAGTCTACAAAATCTCAAATTACAGCAAAAGAAAGATTGTCAGAGTTTAGCAAAAAAGCAGGAGTTGGTATTGGAGCAGTATCTGGTCTTACAATTGCTGCATCATTTGCTGGAGGTAAAGTTGGAGAGATGGCTCAAGCCATAATGCCATTTGTATTTGGATTACAAGGAATAGTAATGTTACTTCCATTACTTGCAAACCCTTGGGTAGCAGCAGTCGCAGCCATTGCTGTTGTGGGTGGAGTAATGTTAAAACTGGGTAAAGATGTTGAAGATGCTAGAAAGGCTGGAGTTAATCTTGCTAAGTCGATGAACATGACATCAGATAAACTTCAAGACCTTTCAATTCTTACTGCAACGGTTAGTGCTACAGAAGAAGCAGATAGAAAACGACAATCAACACTTACTGGAGAAGATGCAGTTCAAAGAAAGTTTGGTCAAAACATTCTTGGTAGTGAGTTTGGCAAAGGTCTTATGGCAGACATTGAAACACAAGCAAAGTCTGGTCAAGGAATTCAAGAAATTGGAAGAAACATTTCTAATAGTCTTGCTTATGCAATTGTTCAAGGGGTAATAACAACAGAACAAGCAAGAGGCATATCTGCTGCACTTGGAGAAGAACTAAAAAGTTATGAAATCCCAGCAATTATTAGCGGTAGATTAACTAATTTACTTGGACCTAATGGTGAAAATCTAGCAACAGATCCACTAAAAATTACTCTTGCAATCCAAGAAGAATCAATGACTAGACAGGCTGATTTCTTTAAGACTGCTTTAGAAAATATAAAGCCAATTATTGGATTTGACACTAAAACAAACATACTTGCAGCAACCGCCATCGGTGCTGGTGCTGGAGCCGCAATCGGTGCTACTGGTGCTGGCTTTGGTGCTGTTCCAGGAGCAATTGTTGGAGGCGCAGTAGGTTTTGCTGGTGAATTTGCCCAGAGGGGAAATAGAGAAAGCAATGCAAACCTTGCTGGAGCAGCACTGCAACTTGGATTAGAACAAGTAACAATGAATAATGGTCTTGTTGATTCTCTTAATAAACAATATGATATTAAAGTTAAGATGGCTAAAACAGATAACGAAATCAAAGCAATTGAAGAAGAAAGACAAGCAGCGCTTGACACACTCAATGCTAAAAATTCACAAGCACTTAACTTGCTTATTGCACAAAAAGATGCTTTTGGTCCAGACATATTTACTAAAGGTATAAATGCAGCAATAGATACACTTTACAAAGATGGACCAATGAAGGTTTTTGCTGATGAAGCAAAGAAAGAACTAGAAGGAATTAAAGACGCAGACTTTAAAGCAATGCTTCAGGTTCAATTTGCTAGTGGTTCAATTGATCCAGTAACAGTTATGAAACTTGCTAATAACGAAGAATTGCAAAGTCAGTTCTCAATAACGGTTGAAAGCCAGGGTAGTGAGCAGGCTAACGTGTTACTGCAACTACTTATGAAGACTGGAGCATCAGATACTAATCTTCCAATCTTTATGGACATTATAAATAAAGATAAAAAGAATTTTGATAAAAACATGAAAGCAGTTGAAGTTCTTGCAAACATGCGACAAAAGTATGGAATTACAATTGATGTTAATGATGATGGTGCACAAAAACTTAAAGAAGTTGCTGCAATTACTGAAAAATTAAAAGCATTAAAAGTTGAAGAATTAACAAAAGAGGCATTTTTTGAGTTAGGGATTACTGGAAATCTTTCTAAAGAAGAGCAGGATGCGCTCTTTACCATGCTTGTCGGAACATCAAAAACAATAAATACAAAAGTTGTAGTTGACTTTGTTGCTGCAGGAGATGCAAATGTCGTAAGTTCATACATGGCAGAAAAAGGAATTAAAGAAGTTGCTGGACCTCAAGTTGCAAAAGATGCACAAAGAAAAGCATTAGAGGCTGAGGCATCAGCATATTATGTTGGAAGACAAGGTAAACTAGGTAAAGGTAAAATTCCTGGCGGTACAGGTGGAGCAGATGGTGGGGCAGGTACAAGAGATACTACACTAGACAATATTTTAAATAGACTTAAGATGGTTCGTGAGCAATCAATTAAGGCTACTGGTGGAGTAAAAGAATTATTAAGGATAACTGGTGGTAAAGGTTTAACTCAGTTTGGTGGAGTTATGCAAGACCTACTTAAAACTCCTGGTGGAATAAATAGAGAGTTTCTTGACTTTATTAATCAAATGGATGACAAGACTCGTAAAATTTATTTAACAGAAAAAAATGGTACTGCAATATTAACAGGTAAAGGTAAAGCACTTAAAGAAGCATATGATGAAGCAATAATTGGTGAGTATCAATATTCACAGAAAGAAAGTCTAGATGCTAGCAAAGCGCAACTTGCTGCCTTACAGAAGTTGAAGTCGGCTGGAGTTCCTACTGCTCAAGCAGTTGAAATGGTTTCAGATGCTGCACTTGCAGTAGCAATTAATAGTAAAGATATTAGTTCAGAAAATTTAAAGCGAATGGCTAAAGATGCCAAAACAACTGCTGATGAATTAGAAAGAGTAGGCGTTGCTCTAAGCGAAGCAACTCCACAAGGTAGGATAGACATAGTCCAGGGAGAAGCATCAAAAGCAAATGATTACTTTGATAAACAGGCTGCTTTAATTGAATTACAAAGAGAAGGAACATCAGTATTTAAGGGGTATAATTCTACAATTGAAAAACAAACCACATTAATTGAAGAGGCTAATGATGCAATAGATGTATACCAAAAAACTATTGATACTGCTCAACGTGATCTTGAAATGAATGCTGTTTATGGTAGTAGAGTAATTGACAATCTTAATGCACAGGTTGATACATTAAATAGAACTGCTGAAATTAATTTTGATAGACCGCTTGCAAACTTAAGTGATGAATCTAACATTCTTTCTAATACTCTTGGACTTATTGATAAAGCAGAAGAGGGAATAAATAAAAAGTACGACGCTCAAGAAGAAGCATTGTCTAAAATTTCACAACTTAACTCTGAAATCGCTGCACAAGAAAAACAAAGACTAACACTTGCCGATGCATTAAGCCAAGGAGATATATCTGCTGCCGCTGCTGCTGCTCAAGATATGAGAACTGCTGCTGCAGAGGCTGCTACACGTAGAGCATCTGGCACATTAGATGCTGCTCGTCAGGGAGAACTTGAAACGGTATCTGTTAGCGGAATGACAAGAACACAAATTCAAGAACGTCAATTCCAAATAGGTCAACAAACATTTGCATTAGAACAACAACGTCAAGTAGTTGAAGCACAAATACTTGCAATACAAGATCAAATTTATTTTAAGGAACAATTAAGACTTCCAATAATTGCACAGATTCGTACTAATCAAGACTTAATATACGATATACAAACCAAAGAACTTATACCTGCACAAGAACTTCTTAAGACAACAACGAAAAAAAGAGATGCTTATATTGAAATGACTGGCGAGTTAATTTCACAACTAGATTATCTTGGTCGTACAAAAAAGTCATGGGGAGACATAACTACTGAATTAGTTGCTGCACAATCATCTTCAGATAAAATTAAAAATGAATCTTCTGAGTCTGCTAAAGCAGCAAAAGAAATCTTTGATAACTGGACAAAAACTAAGCCACTTTTCGATGATTCTGTTACTCCAGCAAGCACCCTTAAAGATATAACATCTGCAACTGCAACAAAGTCAAAAGAAATTCTTGCATCTTGGAATGCATTAAATGCAACATTTACCACAACACATAAAATTAATACTATCTATACAACTACTTATATAACTGGTACAAATCCTAATCCACAAAAAAAGATGTATGGTGGAAAAATTATGTCAATGAACTATGGTGGAATGGTTCCTAAATATATGGCTATGGGTGGTGCAGTTGGATCTGATACCGTCCCCGCAATGCTTACACCTGGAGAGTTCGTAATGAATAAGGCTGCAACCAAGAGATTTGGTCCAATGCTTGCATCAATGAATAACTCTAAATTCCCTTCAATGATTGAGGATATGACTCCAGCAGTCTATTCATCTAGCAACTCATCTGTCGTAATGCCTACGATAACCTCAGTAGCAACAACTGTCTCAGATAGTTCTAGCACCATGTATAATTATAATATTGGAATTACAGTTCCACAATCAAATGCAAGTTCTAATGACATTGCTAGATCAGTTATTAGTCAGATTAAGTATATTGATTCACAGAGAATTAGAGGGCAGAAATAATGGCTACCGCAGCATATTTAACAGGTCGTCGTAGATACCAGAGACCACAGGCTCTCCTTTGGTCTGAGAATGCAGGAACTCTTGTAGATGGACTTTATGTACCAACAGGCTATGAAATAGGCACAGACGCACCAGAGGGGGCTGCTGAAGCCCTTCTAGACCAGTTCCTAATACTCTCTGACCATAATCGAGGGGAACTTCAATTTAAACCAACAAGAATAGAACAACGTCAAAGAACTATCAATGGAAGAATGAGATCCTATCATATTGCAGATAAACTAACCATGTCATTATCCTGGAATAATCTACCATCTAGAGGTTTTTATTTACCAGCAGATTTTAATCCTACAACTGGCTCATCTCCATATAAAAATGTTACTGGTCAAGAATATACAGCAGATGGTGGAGCAGGCGGAGTTGAACTACTTGACTGGTATGAAAACCATCAAGGTCCATTCTGGATGTATCTAGCATACGATAAGTATAGTAATTTTGGTAAAGATAATAATGCTTATACTCATTTAGCACAATACAATCAAATTATGCAAGTTTACTTTGCTGATTTTAACTATACCGTTGTAAAACGTGGTGGGGCTAACCATGATCTTTGGAATATTTCGGTAACACTGGAAGAGGTCTAGAGTGTTTGTTAATGAAGCGCTAAAGACTCACCTAGAAACATCCGCAACAGTTAAGTTGCAATCACTCATCTTGGCTGAGTGGAATATGAATATGCCAGATAATATTTACAAACTTGGAAACTACAGATATAGACCAACAGATACTTCATCTCAATACTTTACTTTGCCAAATGATTTTGATCAACTTGACTCAGGAAACTATTTTACTGGAGCAACAGATGCAGATGTTGTAGTAGACGGTGGTTTTACAAATGCTGATGTTCCTCAATTATTTACATCCACTAAAGATAAAATGAAGATGATTTATTCATTAGAAGATTGCTTAAAGCCATTTAGACCAAGATCAGGAATTAATAAGCCGCTATATTTTAATAATAAGTTTCTAGCAAACTCTGGTGCTTCGATGGCACAAAGACCAAGATATTATATGCCATCAAGATATGATGAGTTTAAGTATTGGACATCATATAGAACAGAAAACAATGTTGAACGTGGTATTGCTAAAAATATATCAAATGATTTATACTACATAGATGATGCAGTTCCATTTGTAGTTTATAAAGAAAATGTTCCAACAAATCGTATTGTTGTAAAAATGCAAACAAATGTTGGAGATGTTGACCTTGGTCCTTTTACTACATCATCAACACCTATAGCAGATCCATTATTTGGAACTACAAACAAAACAACACCATCAAGATGGAAGATTCAATACTTAAAAGACAATGGATGGATTGACGCATACTCATTTAGAGAAACCGATACACGTAGTTCTGGAGATCCAATTATTGATACAGATGGATATGTTGAACTTGAGTATGGATTAAAAATACCAGAAGAATATCAATCATCATTTATTTTTGCTGAAACACTTTCTTCAGATACATTATTGCCAGAAGCAAGCATAGAAGGATACGCATACCTTGTAATTGAAAATCAAGGTGACCGTGGAACATTTTATATATGGACAAACGGGGGATACTCTACATTTAGTCCAGAGTATGGGTGGAAACTTGGGGCAGAGGAAGTAGCAAATAATACTAACTTTGTAACAGACTTAACATCCCCAGACTCATTTAATAATAATATTGAAGGCGGAATAGTATACAGAGAATTTGAATATGTGCGTGGTATTCGTATTGTTGTAGATACAATGAATAAATTTGACTCCACATTCGATTTAATTGAAATGTCACCTAGATTAGTAGTTGATATATCAGATAAGGCTATTGATTTTAAGATTACTAAGACCCTTTCTGATATTGGAATTACATCTTTACCAGTTGGACAGTTACTTGCATCTAATGGAGAGATATCATTATTTGATGATGACCAGGCGTTTAATGATCAGAACTCATCAAGCATAGTTGCAAATTATGTTAGAAAAAATATTAAGTTTAATTTTTATGAAGTTATACTAGACATTGACGGCTTTGACTATTACGTTCCTATAAAAACTTTATACTCAGAAGGCTTTCCACAAGCAGACGTTACTGCTGGAACTATATCTATTCAACTAAGAGATTTCTTTTTCTTCTTAGAGTCTATGCCAGCACCAAGATTATTAACTACACAGACATCATTAAGTTATGCTATAACAACATTGCTAGACTATATTGGGTTTACAAATTATGTCTTTAGACGTGTAACTGGAGAATCAGATCCTATCATTCCATACTTTTTTGTAGCACCAGATCAAAACGTAGCACAGGTTTTGAATCAACTAGCGCTTGCAACTCAAACCGCCATGTTCTTTGATGAGTACAATAATTTTATAGTTATGAGCAAAGACTATTTAATGCCTACAGAAGCACAGAGAGAAACAGACTTTGTATTTTCTGGTTCAAATAATCAAACAGATTCTGGAGTAATTGAAAATGCTACATCTGGAAATCTTCCAAATATCCTATCAATTGCATCAAAAGATAAAAAGATTTATAATGATGGAAAGATTAACTATACAACCAGATATATTCAAAGATCAACTGGCAGCCTTAAACAGTCAAGTATGATTGACCAGAACAAAACATGGATATATAAGCCATCGCTATTATGGGAAGTTTCTGGAACAGAAAACACAAAAACTATTAATGAAATAGCATCAAAGCAGGGTAGTTATGTATTAGGAGCCATGCCACTAAACTCTTTAATTCCCCCAACAGCACCAACAGTTGTTAATCATGCTATTACTAACAACGTCTTAGATCTTGGAGAAAATGTTTATTGGCTAACAAGATATAATGGATACCTATATTCAAATGGAGAAATCATTAGATATGATGCTGCTGAGTTTAATGTAACTGGAACTGGAAATGTTTGGATTAGTAGTAACCAAGAGTATCAAAAATATTTTGCATCAATACCATTTAATGGAAAGATATACCCAACGGGCTTAGTTAGAATTTATTCAATACCTTACTATGAGACTGTTGATGGAATAACAAGACTACAAAATGGGGCTGTTGTTGAGCATGGTCGTGGACAATTCGGGACAACCATTACAACACATACTGCTGGAATTAATGATTATTGGTCTAATAATGACTATGTTCGTGGATGTAATATGCAGGCTGGGCTTATGTTTACAACACAGTTAGATGAAGATGTTACATATCCAGCAACGACTGTTGGAGCGGCTGGAGTTGATAATGTTACAGCAAGACAAACAACACGTAATGGAGTTATTAAAAACTTTATGGCAACTAATTATTTAACTGAAACACAGACAAATAATTTAAAAAGTACTGAAACTGGAACAATTCAATCTTCTGCATTAGTTATGAATGGTCCATCTTTTAAGACCACAGATACTCCATTAAACTTTGTGTCTTATGTTTATAAAGAGTTAGGCAATGCATATAAGCATTTTGGAACAAGAGTTAGAATTGTTGGTAAGGTAGAAAATAATACAAGTAGAACCCAGACCCCAATAGGAAGTACAACATATTATCAAACTTCTGGAAGTCAGCCAGATCAAAATGTAAATATTGGTGGCGGCTCAGGAGGTCTTGCAGTATTGCTTAATCCAGAAACAAATAATGGATACTACTTTGAAATTATTGCATTGACTGAAGATAACGTTAATTCATACTTAAAGTTAAACACAAAAGGTCAGGCTGAAAAATCTATAAACAATGTAGTTTTTTATAAGGTTAAAAAAGATGCTGCAAATAATAATGCTATCCCAGTTAAACTTTGGGGAGGTCTTTCAAAAATTCTTGTAGATGATGGAAGATTTACTGGTCAATATAGAATGGCTGGAGAAGATAATCCAACAGTGTATGACTTATCTGTAGAGTATCAGGACATTGGAAAAACTAGAAGATTCTTTTTATATATTAATAATAAGTTAATTAAGATTGTTGACGATACAGATCCACTGCCAATTTATAACAATATGGCTTTGTTTACTCGTGGTTCATCAAGGTGTATGTTTGAAAATATATATGCTTTATCAGAAAACTACTCACAAAACAGTGTGTTTACTGTTGGAGATACTTTAGCCTCTTCATTATCAGAAGGCAAGATTAATGCAAATGAATCATTTAGAAAATATGCTATGAGTGGTATTGTTCAGTCCACATATCTATCTGGAATTAGTGCACAAGAACCACCAAAATATAACATGTATTTTGAAGAGTTTGGCTCAATCATGCGTGAATGTGCTTACTTTAATATAAAGTATGATCGTGCATACCCAGCATTATATGCACAACTATCACCAACATTTAATAGAATTAAAGGGTATACAACATCTGGATTCCAAGCAGATTCATACGGAGCAGAGTTTTTAATATTTAATGCTACAGATAAAGCCTTAAGTCTTGATGAAACAACTGGAAACTTTTTAAGAATTCAAGGTATTACTTTTACTCAAGATACAACACACGAACTAACAGTTGATGAATATTTTAAAAAACGTGGCAACCTTTCAGACCCAGAGTTTAAGGGAGACACGTTAGTATATTCTCCTCTAGTCGAAAAGGCTAAATATGATGAAATAAGACAAAGCCGAATGATTTATGGTAAAAATGATTTTACAATTGATAGTATTTACATTCAGACACCAGATGATGCTGAGGCATTGATGGGATGGATTATTAATAAGATTATGCACCCTAAAAAATCTATTGGGGTTAATTTATTCTCTATTCCAACACTACAACTTGGAGACATAGTTACAATTGATTATAAAGATTCCACTGGGCTAGAACTTGTTGCATCAGATGCAACTAGATTTGTAATATATAATATTGAGTATTCAAGAGGAAATGATGGACCAAACATGACTGCATATTTGAGCGAGGTGTAATATGGCTGCTTATGATGATGGAGGATTTACTAGAGCCGCTGCCGCTGCCAAGGCTGCTGGTATTCCAACACAAAGCGCAGCAAAGGCTGCACCAATTAAAGTAACTGTTGAAAGAGGAGATACTCTATCTTCTATTGCAAAAGAAAATAATACAACAGTTAAAGCAATCTTAGCAGCAAATCCAAAATTTACTGAGCAGGCTAAATATCAAGGTGGCAATATGATATGGTCTGGAACAACTGTAAAAATTCCACCAAAGGTGTCTACTCCACCAAAAACAACTCCTAGAGTTGAAACCCCACAATCACCATTGCAACCAGCAACAACATCTGATACTACTACGTCAAGTTCTACAACAAGCAGCACAGATACCACAACATCTACAACCACTACTACAACTACGACTACTACTACAACTGATGGAGGATCATCTTGGGGTGGTAATACAAACCCAACACCATTAACTCCAGCAGACATAACTACAGCATCTGTTGCAGCAGGACTACCACCTGCACCACCTGTTAAAACTGCACCAATAGATACTGTTTTGTTTAATAGCGATGAACTTCCTATTGAGGTTATGACAGACTTAATCTTTGAAAATATTGGTGGGCATGAATTAATAAATATTGCTCGTAATGATATTATAAATGGTCAACAAGTATCATATCAACCAATTAAAAATTTATCATCTATTCAACAACAATACAACCCTAATAATATAGTTAGTCTTCAATCTACATCAGATAAGTATTTTGCTAATTTTCCAATTAAATTAGAGAATAAAGTTCCTGATCCTGGAACTGGTCCTAATAATAGTTACGTATATCTTGATTCTGCAACTGGCAACCTTATTATTGAGGCTGTTAATTTAGAGATTGATGAACAGATTGAGGTGGAAGTGACGGTAAGTGGTACAATATATGAAGCGGAATTTGGAGAAATAGTCTCATGATAACCAACACAGGTAAAAGCATTATAGGTAAATATATGCTTGGTCAGGCTCCTGCCTATGCATCATTTATTGCTGTAGGTTGTGGTCCTACCCCCCTTGATACACCAGATACACCAGGAGATTTTTCTACCAAAGAAGCGTTAGACTTTGAAATGTTTAGAGTTCCAATATCTTCAAGAGGCTTTGTTAATGAGGGTGGACTTAATAAAATTGTGCTTACAGCAGAACTACCAACAGAAGAACGATATGAAATAACAGAAATTGGTTTATACTCAGCAGGATCTAACCCATCTGCTGGAGCATATGATAGTAAAACTGTTTTTGCATTTACTACTGCTGAAAATTGGCAACACCATACCGCATCTGCAGTAACAGCAATACCTTCATATTCATCACCACTTGATGACCCAGAAGATGATAATGTTATAGCAGTTGCAGAGGCTGTATTTCAAACAAATGCTGATAACTCTATATTCTATAAAACAAACCGTTCATCTAGATACGAAAGATGTAGATTTTTAAATAATACAATTTTTATTCAAGGAGACGATTCTGATCTAACTATTAGTGAAGATAGCGGTCCAACAGAAGATCACTTTGTTGTTGAGTCAGGATCAAACCACATACATTTAACAGGAGCAACTGTTGATTTTACAAGAAACTCACCAATTGATGAATTAAAGTTAGCATTTTCATTAATAAATAAAGATGGAGATTCTTTAGCAATTCCAGATACAGTTAGAATTCTTGTAGATTTTGCAGAAACAGATACTTTAGGTGGAGAGTTTGCAAGGTTTGAAGCAGAGATAAACCATGGAACATCTGGAAATCCAGAACTAGTTCAAGACTTTGAAACTAACAGATATTTTGTTGTAAGCAAACAATTACAAGAATTATATACAAGCGCTAACTTTACATGGAATGCAGTTACTGTTGTTAAGATTTATGCCTGTGTAATTGATGGTGGTGCTCCTTCAGAAAATTATTACATAGCGCTTGACGCTATTCGTTTAGAAAATGTTGCAACCGTTAATCCTTTATACGGAATGACTGGTTACTCAGTTATTAAAACAGACGGTGCAGAAACAATTATTAAATCACCAAACACAAGTAATTATATTGAATTTAGATTTTCAGTCGGGGTTACATAATGGCTGTAAAAAAAGCAATTATTCAAAAAGAATCTTTGCCTCCAATTGATTCAGAAAGTGCTGGATACGTAGTAAGATATAGAATCATATCTGAAGATAAAAACAGAACTTCTCACTGGTCTCCAATTTTTGTTACAAACGCTACTGCAATTACTTCAGTTGCTGGCGCTTTATCAATTACAGAAACAATTATTACTGCGGTTTGGGGCGATGAATTAAATAGACCCTCTTATGATGTTTTTGTTAAGTTCGACTCAGGAAGTTTTGCTTATCATGGAACATCAGCAGTTCATAGTTATTCATTTTTAAATACAGGAACTACGTCTGTTCATGTTAAGGTGCAGATAGCATCTTCAATAAAAGAAGTAAAAGCAGGACTAGTTATCTTTGACTCAGGCTTAGAGTCTTTGGTATAATTAAGTAGGAGGAATATATGGCTAAAGTACCGCTACCAGAACGAGGACAACCATTAGATGTTACATACATCTATCAGTTGGCTGATACTATTAATGATCTGTCAACACAGGTTTCATCAGCAACCTATAACTATACAACTGTAGATACAGTTAGTGCGGGTAAACAAAGCGTTAAAACTTCTGAGGCTAGAATGATTGGTGGATATGTTGAAATTGCAAATAACTCAACGGTATCTGCTGGAAACGAAAAAACATTTTCTTATGACTTTCCAAGTGACTTTAAATATCAACCAATAGCAACTGCTACTTTGGTTAACGTTGGAAATACTCCTGCTGGTCAAAACGCAAGCGTTATTTTAAAGGTAGTTACAACATCTAGAGTAGAGGGAATCGTAAGGTTCGGTGCTTCTGGAGATCTATCTTTAGCAGTTAATTTAATTATTCTTGGCATACCAAACTAATATTAAGGGTGGGAAATGGTTTTTTGCAAAAAATGCAAAGGTCGTATGTTTGTCGATAGACAATACACTACGGTTGATCACATAGAAATATTTTGTATGTCTTGTGGAGAAAGAAAATTTTTTCACCCTCCTTCAGAAAGTGAGCAAGGTAGATGGATACTGCAAAAGGAAAAATCCAGAGCCAACAGTACAATAACGACCCTGTAATAAAAGGAAATCAAAAGGTTTGGTTTCTTAATGGGGATCTTGTAAGGTTGTATCATAGTTCACGTTCTACTGGGATGGTTACAGTTTATAACATTAACAAAGATAGAATAGAAACATGTCTAAGATCTGACTTTAGAAAAAATAGACAACGAGCCTATACTGTTGCTGAGACTGCTAAATTAATTAATCGTCATAGGAAATACATGCCAAGTTTAATTAAACGAGGAGTGATTCCAAGACCAGTTGGTTCTAGCATTGATGGTAAAACTGGATTTCAAATTAGATCTTATTACTCAGAAGATCATGTTAGAGAGATTCGTGCTATACTTGCAAGTATACATATAGGACAACCAAGAAAAGATGGACTAATAACAAATAATAGTACACCTACAAGCCAGGAGTTGACAAGGCGAATGGGAGACGGTATACTTACATATACGAAGACTGAAGATGGAAGATTTATTCCTGTTTGGTCTGAAAGCATTTAAAACTATGAAATGGGTGGGGTAATGGAAAATAATTCAACAAAGGTAAATGTAACTCTAGGATATACTCTAAACCTTGGAAATTTTCAATCTTTAAGGTTAGACCTTGGGGTTGTTGATAACAAGCGTGAGGATGAGACTACAGACCAGGCATTTGAACGTGTTTACAAGTTTGTAGAAGATAAACTCACTGAGAAGATTAAAGAAGCACAAGAAGAGGCTGCCGAAGCATAATGCCTGAACGCAAAGACCGTATGGCTTTGCTTAGTAGGTATAGTAAATTACATACAGCAAAGTATGAGCAAAAGCCATCTCTAAACTTAAACGTAGAACAATGGGCTTCCGATGCTTTAATAGAGTCCTATGGCATTAGTAATTGTTACGAACTTCTTGAGTATTACTTTAGTGTTGCACAAGAACCTAGTTGGAATTATTTTGCATACAATGCAGAAAAAATTATTAACGGAAAAAAAGATTATCAGTTAGATTTGGAAGAGCGCAAAGAGCGCAGGGCAATGGCGAGGAAGTGGCTTAGTGAATAACACAGAAGCAAGAGTAATATCAGCGCTACTTGAAGACAAGCAGATGCATGTTTTGCTACAGGCAAATGTTGAAAATCTTCTTAGAACACATAACGATATCTGGAATTTTATACGTCTATATTTTGAAAACAATGGAAGTGTCCCACCAGTATCTTTAGTTGTAGAAAAATTTAGAGACTTTGAACCAGTTGCTGGTATTGGTGCAACAAAACATCATCTTGAAGAATTACAAACTGAATACCTAAACGATAGTCTAAAAGATATTTTAAGATCAGCAGCAGGTGAAGTTCAAGGTGGTGAAGGAACAAAAGCCCTTGATGAACTAATAACTAAGACTTCTGAGTTAAAGAAGAATACTTCTGCTATACGTGATATTGATGCAACTGACTTAGAGTCTGCAATTGCATACTATGAAAATGTACAAAAGCAAAAAGAGACTGGTCAGATTGGAATTAAAACAAATCTTCCAGGGTTTGATAATTACTTACCTTCTGGAATTATGCCAGGTCAACTAGGTGTATTCCTTGCATATCCAGGAATTGGTAAGTCATGGATGGCTTTATACTTTGCTGTTCAGGCATGGAAGCAAGGAAAATCTCCATTGGTTATTTCTCTTGAAATGTCTGAGACAGAAGTTCGTAATAGAGTTTTTGCAATTATGGGTGAAGGTGTTTGGTCACATAGAAAACTTAGCAACGGTGAAGTTGAACTAGATATGCTAAAGAATTGGCATAAGAATAAAGTAGAAGGTAGACCAGAATTCCATATCATTTCAAATGATAATGGTGGTGAAGTAACACCATCTGTTATTCGTGGCAAGATTGATCAATACAAACCAGACTTTGTTATTGTAGACTACTTGCAACTTATGAGTCCAAATCAAAAGTCAGATAATGAAACGGTACGAATGAAGAACCTCTCACGAGAACTTAAACTTATGGCTATTAGTGAAGAGGTCCCTATCATTGCTATCTCATCTGCAACACCAGATGATGTTAAAGATCTTAGCAGTGCACCTACACTGGGTCAGACTGCATGGTCTAGACAGATTGCTTATGATGCTGACTGGGTAATGGCACTTGGTCGTGCTACTAATAGTGATATTATTGAATGCGTATTTAGAAAAAATCGTAATGGATTCATGGGTGATTTTTTAGTGCAGGTAGATTTTGATAAAGGATACTATCGTTATAAAGACTATGAAGATGGTAAATAAAATGACTGATATATATACAGAAGATCAAATTAGAAGAGTCTTAAACGGAGTTGGCGTAGACGTTGAGGCTGAGTTTGGTAATGAGTTAATTGTATATTGTCCTTATCACAATAACAGCAGAACTCCAGCAGGAGAAATATCTAAAGAGCATGGAAGGTTTTTTTGTTTTGGTTGCCAAGTTACAAAAGGTTTAGATGAATTTGTTATGACCGTATCTAATAGAACATACTTTGAGGCAGTTAGATATATTCGTAGCAAGGGACAAGAAACAGATCTGACTAGTGTAATTAATAAAACACTTTATAGTCCACCAGACTTTGTTCAGTATGATGAGTTATTAATTAAAAGATTAAACAATCAGGCTATGGAATCACCAAGAGCCGTTAGGTATTTTGAAGGCAGGAAGATTACAAAAGAATCTATGCTTAAATTTGCACTGGGGTATTCTGAAAAGCAAGATTCAGTTACTGTTCCAATGCACAACCATGAAAGTATGTGTCTTGGATTTGTTGCTAGAACAATTGAGGGCAAAGATTTTAAGAATACGCCAGGATTACCTAAGAGTAAAATTTTATTTAATTTAAATAGAATCAAAGCATCAAGCATAGTATATGTAGTCGAATCATCTTTTGATGCCATTCGATTAGACCAAGTAGGTTTCCCAGCAGTTGCAACTCTGGGTGCTAATGTGTCTGTATCACAGATCAGACTATTAGAAAAGTACTTCAATAACGTTGTACTAATAGCAGACAACGATGAAGCAGGAGTTATCATGACTGAGAAGTTAATTGAAAAACTTGGGTCAAGGGTAACTGTTATTCATCTAGATAAAAAATATAAAGATATAGGTGATATGGATGATGAGTCAATAAGAAAAATTGAATTTCAGTTTGACAATTCTATATCGTCTATGCTAAACTAAATATAACAAACAAAGGAGAAATATATGAGCGTAGTAAAGGGACTCAAAAATATTAATGCCCTGCTCGACAAGCCAAAGTATGATGAAAACTCACCAAAGGTAAAGTGGCTA